CCATCATCACTTTTTCTTAGTCCACGACCTATGCTCTGTAATATTCTTATCTGACTCTTTGAAGGAGATGCAAATATAATATTATGCAGATTCCTAATATTTATACCTGTAGAAAACACACCCATGCTTGCTACAATAATTGCATTTTTTTCTTGCTCTGTAATATTTCTAACTTCCTCGCGCGCGTCCACACCCGTCTCGCCTGACACGTAGAATACTTTTCTATCTTTATCTGCTCTTTCTGATATCATTGAATGTAGTGGCTTACCGTGTTTTTCTACATATTGAAATAATATTAATGTATTACCATTCTTACATGTTTCATTAGCTAAATTACAAATAAATTCGTTTCTTTCTTCATACTTAACTATAAAGTCAAGTTCATCTTGGTATTTTAAACCTGATACTATTTTACATACTTCATCACTATATTTAAGTAAACATATTTTAATATCTAATTGTGATAAATCATTATTATCAATAAGTTCTTTAGTTGTGGTTACTTTATACACTGGACCAAATAACCCTTCTAGTACTAACTGATGTGTTTGTGATCCATCCAATGTACCAGTTGTACCTATACGAAATCTAGCTTCTGTACATTTTTCCATAATACTTGTTAATGATTTAGCTTTAAAATTATGGGCTTCATCACCAATCACCATACCAAAGTCTAAAAACCAATGACTTGGTAATTTATATATTGATTGCCATGTACTAATTAATACTCTTTGTTTCAATCCAAACTTTTCTTTACCTGAATATATCCTATGGCAGTTTTCATCTACACTCCAATTATCCTTTTCTGAATAATCTGCAAAATCTGAATACATCTGTTCTACTAAAGAAGTAGTTGGTACAATTATTAATACGTTTTCATCATAATGATCTAAAAAGTATCTAACAGCTAAATATATGATTAAACTCTTACCAGAAGCTGTTGGCGATAGTAATAAAGACTTATTATGTGAAATACACTGCGAGAGTGCATCTAATTGGTAATTGCGGGGGGTTATATCACTACCCTTCACAGAAAGGACTAATTGGGATAAAAATGAATTTATGTCATGTGTATCTAATTGATATACGGTACTATATTTTTCGCTTTCAACCTCATTTAAGGTATAATTTCTTAATGTGCAAAACTCCTGTAAGTATTTATGTAATCCACAATATAGAGTTTTCTTTCTCATATCGTATAGACGTATTTTACCATCCCACATACGATTACGATATGCAGGCATAAATTTATAGCCAGGTACAAAGAAACAAAAATGTTCTGATAGTTCTTTTTCTATTGAAGGTTCGCATTGAACATGCATGAAGACTTCGTTCTTCTTCTGTATAGTGATGGATTCCATGATTAGATTCCGCTAGTAAACTTTCTCCATTCAATCATGTTTTTAATATTCTGATGTCGCCATTTAATATTTTCCATTATCTCTTTAAGTGTATCACAAATTTCTTTTAAGTAATCAATCTGCCCTTGCTTTTCTTGTATAATAGGATCTGAATCATAATAATAATTCATATCGCCTTTTAATACAGTAAGACCATTTAAAGGATCATAATCCCACCCTTTTTCATCAATTTCTTCTTGTGTTAACTTGCCGTTATAATGTAGCCATTTGTCTTTAATTAGCACTTTAAATTCAGCTTCAGCTTTTTTCAGTTTCATTTTATGAACTGAGTATATTTCTAAATATTTGGAATGTAATTTTGCGGATTCTCTAGAAGATTCATCAAGATTCATTTCATCTATCTGCGAATCTTTTTTCCACATTTCTAAGATTTGTTGTAAATTATTCATAATATATATTATACCATAGTTTAGTAGAAATGTAAATAGTTATTTTATTATAAACTGAGTATATGCAAATGTAATATCTACTTGTACAAACTCTATATCAGTAGATTGTGTATTAAAATCAACACCTGTTATTGCTGTAGGAAATAATCCTTTAAACTCAATTTGTTTATTTACATTATTATGAGAACTCAAAATCAATAAAGTACCATCTTCTCTTTGGCTTTCTGAATTACCTTGTTCTAATAAACGTTTCATCCAATTAAATGTTTCGATATAGTTTTCCATATTTTCAGTAACATTTATTCGTAAATTTAAATCTTCAAACTGTAATCTATCACCAGTTGATGCTAAGTTCACTCCTCTATATGGAGTAGCTACAGCTGGTAAAGTTACCCCTGGTAATTGCGCAGCAATACAAAAATATTCAATATTAGCATATTTATTACTATTAATTTTAAATTGAAACCCTACTGGATTTAAAAAGTTTTTATTGTTAGTTAATGTACTCATATTATTATTTATAATAGTTGCGGGGCCAGTTTGGCCCCATTTGTTTTACTTCTCGTTTACAAAGTCGTTTAAAACTCTAGCGGTCGAGATCACTTCTTCAACAGAAACGTATTGATTACCTAATACTTTTTTATCATTTGGGAATGAATCGTTATGTTGGAATACAGACTCGTTTTCTCTATGGATATTTCCTGTAAGAATACCTTCTGCTAGTGATAATAAGTCAGCTCTTATTTCATAGCCACTTTTTGCTTGATTTGACATAATTCCTCCTGTGTGTTTGTGTGTTAATGTCAATATTATTTATACATAAAAAAAAGAGGGTTCCGAAGAACCCTCTGAAAAATAGTTTAAAACTATCCTTACTCCATTATTCCATTAACTTTGAAAATTCTGAAGTATACGTTTTGTCTATCTGTACCTAGGCCTGAACCTGCTACAAATGGGTTAGCAACCATACCGTATCTTGTTTTGAATCCAATTCTTGGTTGGAAATCTTCCTCACCGACCGCTTTAACCATTGTTAAAGGAACGTAAGGACAATAGAAGATACCAGCATCGTATGGGTTAGCACCTCTGTAACCAACACATACAAAATCTTCAGTTGCATATGGATCTATGTATACTTTTACTCTTCCGTTAAGAACACCAGCAAATGTATTACCTGTGTCATCAACATTTAAGTTAGCACTTAAAGCAGGAGTATAGTCAAGTAAACCAGCTGCAGCAAGAGCTGATGCTACGTCTGAAGAACATAGGATAAAGTTACCTTTACCTCTTCTTGTTTCTTTAGCGATTACGTTAGCTTCTCTCTCGATTTGCATGATAAGACCTTTGAACTTCTCTACCATCCATCTGCCGTCTGAGTCAGTCTCAACATCAAAAGCACCTTTCAGTACTACGTTTGATTGTAGAGCACCTAATTTAGCCTTAACAAGAATTGTTCTCACAACCTCTCTGTTAATTTCAGCTAAAATTTCAGATGAAAGAATGTTAGCAAGTTCGCCTTCAGCATCCAATCCGTGGATTGCTTTAAGGTCTTGTGCTAATTCCATTGTATACTCAGCTTTTAAAGCTCTTGACTTAGCAGTCACAGTTGTTTTCTCGATTGAGAAAGCCATTTCTGCGAAAGCAGGTGAACTTGGTGTACCTAGTGCTTCAGCCGCAGCTGTAGTCATACCAGAACCAAAAGTGTGAGTAGTATCGTCGTCAGCTAAAGTTGTAGCTGAAGGACCACCAGAACCATCAACTCCTTCAAGACCGGATGGACCAGCCTCTTGAGTAGTGCCGTCACCTGAGAAGCCAGTTACAGCTTCATCAAATAGTGCTTCGTCACCAGTTTGGTTCGTAAAGTGTGATTTCATTGCAAAGATAAGTCCTGTAGGACCACTCATTGGTTGTACACCAGCGATATCATATGCAATTAAGTTAGGCATTGCTCTTCTAACTAAAGAAATTAAAACTGGGTCAAAGTTATCGATACCTGAACCTGTTTTGTTAACAGCAGCAGCCTCAGAAATATAATTTCCTTGAGCTTGATGTCTTTCTTCTCTTAGAGCAACTTCCTGGTTTTCTAACAATCTAGCTGTAACAGCTTTCTTGTATGATGAGGATATTTCAGGTGCACTCTCGTGCTCTAAAACTGGACCCCATTTTTCCATAAGTTTTGCGTCTGCATTAAACATTTCTGTTTCCCCTTATTATTTATTAAAATTTG